GTCGTGCGTATTCCATTCAATCAGTCCAATATCATTTCCCGAACTGATAGTAGTAGCAGTATTATGTAACTCTACATCGCCATCGAACCTCGACGCGCCATCGTCCACAAAGAGGGCGTACTGGTTAGTAGCTGTCGCAGGCGCACCTGATATATATACGGTGGCCCCTGTCGTGGTTGCCGCTCCAGCCCCTGTGATAGTAGGTGCGACGAAGTTCGACCCAACCAGCAGAGGGTGAGTTCCAGAACCAGCCTCTATAATCGTCCCACCCACACGGAATAGGGATATACTCGCATCTACCGCCGCTGTGAGACTGCCACCAATTGCTAGATTTGCCCCCGTATCTACTAGGGCTGTTTTCGTCGGTTTGATATAGACAGAGTGTGCGCTGTTAGCATCGGTAATCACAATAAATTCCGTGCCAGCCGCGCCTAACGTAGTTCCTTCGCCTATGACGAGGGCGTCTGCGGTCTGGTCGATGCCGATGTGGTAATCCGTGCCAGCGTTGTCGAAGATGATGCCCGTGTCTCTGGAGATTCCCCCGCCGTAGGTCATCATGCCGTTGGCCCCGATACGCATGGTTTCATACGCCGCTGTGGGCGAACCATCTGCCCAGGCCATCTGCTTCCAGACGAAGGCCATCCCAACGCCACCAGCTTCAGGTGAACCGTCATCGACTTCAGCGATAAATTGGGCGGCACGGGTAGCGAAATCAACACCATCATCGGGGTGGAAATCCAGTGACCCAACGGTGTCGTTATCGCTGACGATGGCGAACGAGCCATCAGCAATTGCAGGGTCACGGGATTTCAAGAATTGAAGCACTGGGCCACCAGCGGCGGCTTGGAATCTGGCAAATAATGCCCCGCTGTCTGCCGAATCCGTGCCAAGCACTTGAAATTCTCTTACATCTGTTGTCGTAACCTGTGCCGTATGCCCCACGACCATGCCGATAGTGTTGGCAAGGAATAGATTGGAGCCGTCGAATGTGAGGTTGGTTTCTGCGACAATCGCGCTTGAGCCGTTGCCCGTCAAAAGACTGTTAGCCGCCAGCGTCGAGACTCCAGTTCCCCCATACGCCACGCCGACATCAGTTCCTTGCCACACGCCAGTGGCGATTGTTCCGAGGGCTGTAATCTGGGTCTGTGAAGCGTCAACACTCAGCGAGTGGGCTATCCCCTCCCCGCTGGTTGCGCCTGTCGAGGTGATGCCCGTGCCACCAGTAACAGTCGCAACATAGTTGCCTGTTGTGTGGGTGCTAAGAGTGATTAGATTGTTAAGGGATGTCGCTCCGGTGCCGCCCTGGTCAACGGCTACCGTTGTGCCTTCCCAAGTGCCTGTTGCGATAGTGCCTACCGCAGTTATCTGAGTCTGTGAAGCATCTACACTGAGGCTATGCGCTATTCCTTCTCCGCTCGTTGCGCCTGATGATGTGATGCCTGTGCCGCCCGTAATGGTTGCGGCGTAGTTGCCAGTCGTATGAGTGCCGAGGGTAATCAGATTGTTGAGGGTTGTGGCCCCAGTTCCACCTTGAGCCACTGCCACCGTTGTGCCTTCCCAGACTCCAGAGGTTACGGTGCCAATCGTCGTGCTTGTGCCGCTGACTGTCAGGTCGGCGAATGTGACGCTCGCAGTCGTCGCAAGGTTTTGGTCAATCGTCGCCGTCTCGGAGATGGTGAACGTCTTGCCAGACCCGCCGAAGGTGATGGTGTTGGAGTTGCCCGAAGGGTCGATGCTCAGAACTCCCGCCGTGCTGGGAGCCTTGAGTTCCCACCCTGCGCGGTCTGCGGCGGTCTTGAAATAGCCCGTCGCAGAGCTGTCCTCTTCGACCTCGATTCCGACGCCCGTTCCGCTGGAAGCAGAACCGCCGTCGTTCAACGTGATTAGCTTGTCAGCTATCAGAGTGTTGGTCGTGCTGACGGTGGTGGTTGTGCCGGAAACTGTCAGGCTTCCTGGGATGCTGACCGTTGTGCCGGATGCCCCAACCGTCAGAGTGTTAGAGCCAACGGTGTCGAAGATGGTCTTGTTCCCCACCGTCATATCCAGGTCGGTGAGCGCAGTGAGCGCACCGCCGTTGATGGTGGGTGACGTCAGGGTCTTGTTTGTAAGGGTCTCAGAGCCTGTTAGAGAGACGAGTCCGGCCTCGGCGTATGTTCTATCAACCCATGCGCTCCCGCTGTACTGGAGGACGTCGTTGGCGGCTGGGCCGGATATGGTGGTGTCGTTCAGTTCGGCAATCGTGTCCTCGGTGGCAATCTGGGCATCCACATAGGCCTTGATGCTTTGCTGGGTCGCAGGCTGAGTTGCCGAGTTGCTCGACATGTCATCCTGGTCAAGGAGAACAATATCAATCCACTTGCTCGCCGTCGAGGAGTATTGGAGCAAGTCGAGGTTGGTGTTGGCGGCAATCGTGACGTCAGACAGATTGCCCAGCGATGTCGGGCTGGCGACGTATTGAAGATTGGCCCCACGGAACGAATGGTTTCTCATTGGCTATACCTTCTGGGCGTAGAAGTCGGCCTTGTCGCCATTGGTTCCGACATCCACCCAAATATCATAGAGGTCGAGGAAGTTCTGGTCAGTTTCGAGTGTTACGCTCTCGCCACCGTCCAACCCTGTGGACGTCGAAGAAGCAACGTCAGAACCGCCAATAAATAACTGCCCTGAGTTTGCTTTTTGGGCATAGATGAGAACCCGCCTAGCCCTGAGAGACGAAGCGTGGAGCCTGACCGCTGTCCCAGCCGTTGAGACCGTCTGGGAACCCATTGCATGAGTTGGTGTATGAGAAGTCGCCATCGTCTATCCTCCAGCACTGCCACAACCAGGGATTCAGGAGTTGTCGGCTACGAAGTCCACCTTGTCCCCGTTCGTTGCGGCGTCTGCATACCAGTTTTGTAGTTTCTCGTAACCCTCGAAAAGCACCGTGAACGCATCGCCTGGGGAGACAGCCACTCCGAGCGTCGAGGATACATCGCTATAACCGACGTATACGGCGCCAGTGTTATCGGCCCGCGCCCGCCACATGATGCCGCGCACGTTGCCGGATGTGGTGTTCTGAACTCGCGTTCCTGCCGAGGAGACCGTGATTGTTCCGATGACAGCCATTAGGATACCGCCCTGTTCTCGGATTGCTTGTCAGCCATCGAACGGTTCTTGGTCTTGCGAGCCATTCGGAATTTGTCAGGCATGGCCTCGGTCATCCGCTTGGCTACGCCAGCGGACACTTCGACCACTTCGCCTGCCGGGATAGTGATGCCCGCATAACCGAGGTCGTCCGTGGTGATGTTTCTAACTTTTGCCATTATTAACTCCAGAGAAGCGGGACGCCCTGGGACTCTACTCAGGACGCCCCGCCATCGCTACCTAGTCTCTGGTCTAGGCAACGCCAGTTATGTCGTATTGCAGAGCCGTGTGAGTCTGGCTCGACAGAGTGCCGCGCTGAGTCAGAGCGTGACGGAAGGAAATGGTGACGATGTTGGAGCGTTTCTGGGTGTCCCTAAAAACGTCAACCGCCATGTCTCGCCGGAAGCCCTGATACCACTGGGACTTGTTCGTTAGCAGAACGGTTCCCGTGTCGGTGCCGTTGCCCGCGCTGGTGACCTTGCCGTCTGTGTCGGCGAGGCGCATCTGCTCGGACGCTATGACGGGGATGCCGCTGATGGCTCCAAGCTGGCCTGTGAGAATGGTCGCGTTCGGCCCCAGCTTGTCCATCGTTCGGAAGTTAGTGATTCCCTGCGAGCGGATGAATGTGTTCACGTCCATAATCCAGACGCACTCGGACGGGCGGGTTCCGTACTTGCCCAGCTTCGCCCGAATCTCGTTATACATATCATCCGAAACCGCCGCGTTGTGGTTGTTCGCCTGGCTGGTGTTGTCCACCAGTGCGGCGTGTCGAAGGCCGTCGTAACCGATGAGCCACTGGGCCTTGTTCGCTGTCGAGGTCGCAATGGTCGCGCCGTCCGCGTTGATGTTATTGGCGGCGGTGGTGTCGGCGTTGAGAATCATGTCATCGAGAACTTCTGCCGCGTTGCGCACCAGCCCAGACCTAATCTCAGGAAGGACGGCGATGATGCTGTCCTCTTCGATGCTGAACGAGAAGCTGACCTGACTGACCAACTCGTAAGCGGTCAGGGTCTTCTTCGCCGTCGCCGGAGTGGACTCGGTGGCGGTGGTGTTCTCTGTCCCTGGATACCAGCTGGTGTCGCCCAGCTGAGTCGGGATATCGAAGGGGTTCGACGGCATCGCTATGGTCGGAATCTGTGGGGCCACCTGGGTCTGGAGGTTTATGTCCATCCAGAGGGCCGAGGCCTCAAGCGTCGGAACCAACTCATCGCCAGTTGCCGAGCCTGTGGCAGTCAATGCGCGGCTGGTCGAGTCGATGGCTCGGCTGTGCGCCCGAAGCATGGACTTGGCATACGGGTGGCGTTCGAATCGCTTCTCTGCGGCCCTGAGAGCCGCTGGGGTGGAGTCACCCGCCGACTCGATAAGCTGTCGGGTCGCATCGCCCACGCGGTCAGCCCACTGTCGGTTTGCGCCTTCGGCGATGCCCCTCATAAGAGCGAGGTCAATGGCGTCCATCCCGGCATAGGGGCCGTCGGTTACCCGGTGGTCCTCGTCATGCGTAGAGGCTCTGAGTTGCGCCCGCTTTGCTTCGCGCTGGGCCTCTTGAACATCAGCCAGACCGTCCTTCAGCTTGTCCATTTCTGCCGACTGAAGGTCAACCTGTTCGGTGACCGGGTTAAACCTGTCACTCACGAACTGATTGATGTCAGCAAGTTCTTGTCCGATTTTATCCATAGCACTCATTTGTCACCTCTCAGGTTGAGTTTGATTGTTTGCGCCCTAACTAACAGTTCCACAATTTGGGCTTGTATCCGCTCTTCTTCTTCGGCTACTTCGTCGTCAACGATGGCCTCGTCCGGCAACTCGACCTCCGGCTCTGCGACCAAACGTATCGCCTCGTCCACAATGCCTCGGAGCGAGCAACTGCCCTCGCCCTGCCAGCACGGCGCCGAAGTGGCTTCGTCATCTCGCCGTTCGATGACTTCCGGCTCTAATACTTCTTCTTTTTCTTCTTTTTCTTCGGCAATTTCGCCCTCCCGAACTAAGGTATTCATAAGCCTTGAATGAGCATTCCGTACCGCATCGGGGTCAGAAGGCACCGACACAATTGACCACTCCAGAAGGTCGGAGCGGATATCTCGCTGGTTGCCCGTCTCGGTTTCCTCGCTCTCCAGTGGGAGCCAGCTAACCGACGCGGCATTCAGGAAGCCCTTGTCCCAGGCGTTCCGCACACGTTCTGCGAACGGGTCGCCCTCAAGGAACTCAAAATCCACTTCGAGTTTCCCGCTGTCGTTGGTCATGCGGTTGGTGCGGCCTATGGGCAGGCCGCCGCTTTCGGTCTGGCCCTTCATGTCATGCGCCCAGAGGACGACGGGATTCCTCATATAGTTAGTTACTTCCAACCCGTCAAGCGAGAGGTCCGGGCCTTGTCTGGCTCGCTCGTTGACGAAGATGGTGGCGCGGTAGCCGGAACCGTTAGGGGATTCTCGCCGCTCGATTACCACTTCCCTGGATTTGATGTGCTGTTCCTCCACGGCTCAACTCCTATAACGACAATCGCCCACATTTCCGACATCGAGATGTCGAGAAGTGGGCGACTGCAAGGCGCACTAGATATTGGTTGATTTTTAAGAGTCTATTCGTTGTTCTTTCGGCTTGTCAAGTTGAACGACTGCGATGTGCTGGCGACCATGCACCCTTGAACGTATCTCTAACGTATCCTCGCCCACCTTCTGGGCCATAACTTGAGGATGGTCGGGGCAACAGGAGCAATAGACCGTATGCGTCGGCACATCGCGTTCTGTCATCTCTAGCCCCTCTTGACGCTCTTCGGTTCTATCCAGGTCGAGGGGGCTTCGGGATGGAACGTCAACCTGACCATCGTGTCGCTGAGTTGCCCAACGAAGTCGGGGTCAGATGCCTTGAACTCCGTGTCAATGTAACTGTAAATGTCTCCATTCTCCCCATATTCCGATGTCTGCCCGACGACAATTCCGTCTGCCTTGACAGCGCTTAAAAATCGCTCAACCTCTCCGTCCGTCGTCGTATAATCCCAGTCTTCCGGCGTCCAACTAATGGCCCCCACATTCCGAGGCTCTTCCCCTGGCTTCACTTGGGTAATGTTGAAATCAGTCATACCGCTCCCTTCTGTTTGATATGTATGTTGAGGCCCACGACCTTGGCTTCACATATCCCATCTGAAGCCCCTGTGGCAACGATGCGGTGCCTGAATATCCTGGCACTGTTTCCAGAGGCACAGCTTCCGGCTTGAGGAAGTATCGCCGCATGATGCTTAACATCTCAGGGTCAATTGCCTTGAGTTGGTCGGGGTTAGTAATGGCAAACTTGAAGTTCTCAGCCATGAATTCCCGCACGTTCTTGGTAGAATATTTCGTAATGGCGAGTCTGCCCTTATTCTTCACTTTCCAAAATATCTCTTCCACTTCATTCTCAAATTGTTGCGCTTTGGCCTTTCCAAACCACTCTACCATGCGCTTGTCAAAGGTTAGCTGGTGTCCAAACTCATGATGAGCCGCCCAATAAGCGTCTTTCTGAGCCACCCAAGTGCGGTCTTGAAGGCGAGAGAAAACCCCAGATGCCCGTTGCTTCCCACGATTAAGGTTTTGGTGATTAGCCCTCACCACTGACATGCGCCGACCCTCATCCGTAAACAGGGTCTTCATCTTCTGCGCTATGTCAGGCTTTAGGCTTCGGGCAGTTTGCCGCAATGCCTGTTGAGTCGCCAGCATTGCCTTCGGATTCACGCCAGGACTTCTCGCCAACTCTGGCAACCACTCGTCAATGGTCTGCCCTTGCGGCACCTCGGCGGTGACGCCCCCGACGTCTCCGACCTCTTCCCGCTCTTCCCTCGGCTCTTCCTTCGGCTCTTCCTCTTCAGGCAGAAGCACACAGCGGCAGTTCACATTCTCCCGCGCTTGAGAGCCCTGGCCTGGGGCTTCCATCTTGTCAGAGCCGACCTCGAACAGTTCGCCTCTCCTGCGGACCTGACCGCTGGCCTCTCGATGGCTGTCCCGCTCCCGCCCGTCGATAGCCGCAAACCACCGCTTCCAGGGAATCTCAGCCTGGTCGAACGACTCAAGTGCGCCCTGGCCTTGGGCCACCGTCATCTCGGTGCGAGCAACCCGCTCGGAGCGAGTGACTGTCTGGAACTCTCGGAACTCTCTCAGGTTCTTGGCTATCTCGTCAGTGCCGAGTCCAGCCTTGCGCCCGTCTGCAAGCACCTTGAACAGCTTCTTTTCCGTCCCGTCGTTGATATTGTTAGCCCACCACCTGGAGCGGTTCTCTATCCAGCCCGTGATAGGACTGGCTGTCATATCGAACGCCAGCCCCAGGTTATGCTCTTGAATCTGGGTCTCGGCGCCAGTAAGGACGCCAATAGTTAGATGCTTGCGAATGAGGGCCGTGAACTCTGGCAACCACATCACCGGGCGAAAGATGCCCTGCCTCTCAGCCACGGCAACCGAGCCGTTGGTATGGATGGGGCCAACACGCCCCAGCGTCTCGGCCTCGGCTTCAAACTCGCGAATGAACTGGTTGGCCTGTTTCCTCAGAAGCGTCGATAGTTCGCGTCGAAAGGAATTTTCAAGCTGTTCACTCTTCGCTTTCTGGGCCACTTCAACCGCTCGGCCATGCCGCTTCCAATCATCGTCAACCGTCGGACTGTTGCCCCGTTCGTCAGGGTCTTCGGGCGGTTCGTCTTCCGGCTCTTCTACTGGAGAGGCGCGAGTGCTTGCCGCCCCTTCTGCCATCGACATGGCAGGCGGCGCCGAACCGGGAGCCGTAGCAGGCGGCTTATCGCCCCACTCTACAGGCGTCAGGCCCATGCCCACACGCACCTCGTTGATAGTCAGAACGCCTGCCGTTATAGCGGCGAGCGTTGGGTAGCTGATTACGTTCTCGGTAGCCTCGAGGCCCATATCGGCCCTGACCTCGTTGACGGTCATGACGCCAGCGCCAAGGTAGATATTCCGGCGAGCGGCTTTGCCGTCCTCGTCCTCTTGGAGTGCTGGCACAGCCGAGGTGTCGAACCGAACAACCAGCCCTTCTTCCTGATAGAGCGGGACCAGCATCTCGGTCAGTTCTTCTTCATAAAAGTGAAGCTGTGGGATGATGCAATCCTCCCAGAACGAATGCCGCGCCGTCATGATATTGGCATATGTCGCCCTACTCAGGTCGTGGAGCATAGGCATCGGGACGTTGTACACGCGAGCCACATCCTCGACGCTCCAGCGCATCGATTCCAGGGCCATCATATCCTTCGGCGAGAATCCAAGATTGGATGCAGTCATGCCCTCTGCCAGGATAGCCGGACGGCGGGACTTCTCCGGCCCTCTGAATCGGTATTCCCAACGGTCATAGAACGACATAACCTCGTCGTCCGTCGGCGTGTCGGCTACGCTGATAATCATGCCTGGACTCGCATCGTTGGCGAGGGCGAAGCGGTTGCCCTTGAGCGCATCCATGCCCATGTCCACCGACAGCCGGACGGGAGCGATGGGCGAGAGGCCACTGTACTCGTCCAGCGGGTTGAAGTATCTGAACCAGATAATCTCATCCGGGGCGAATGCCACTTTGTCAGTCCCACTGCCATACACGAAGCCCTTTATGTAGTCCTTGGCGTCCGGCAGAATCTTCATTTTGTCAGGCCTGAGAGGCCATATCTCGGTTATCTCGCTACCCTCACGGCTCAACGCCCAGTAGGCAGAACCCCAGAGGCCAAGATAGGTCTCCGTCGCCCGCCAGAGGTCGCCCCGCGTCCACCAGTTGTTGACCCGTAGCAGAAGCCGCTGGAGCGGATGCGATGGGTCCACCTGTTCCAGACCCTCGGCTGTCTGTTTGTAGACGTAGCACGGGACGCTGGCGATGGCTTCCTGTCTCAGCTTGATGGCGGCATAGACCGAGACGGACCCGGGGTAGTAGTCGCCATAAGTGGGTTTAGCCCAGGCGTCACCGACGCCCCACTGGCGGTTCAATCGGTCATAGCTGGCCCCTACGACAGGGTTAGCCCGTTCCCGGCCTCTGAGAGCATCCCAGGCGCCGCCGAAGTTGGTTCTTATACCCATACCTTGAACGCTCCTTTCCGAGTGGCGAACGTCATAGCCAGCGCGTCAGCCTCGTCGGGACTGTTTGCCATCTTGTCTTTGGATTCCATCATCAACCTTTTGTCCGACTGAATGGTATATCTGCGAGACGCTAACTGTCCAACCAATCCGTTATCGTTCGGCAGTTTGCCAGCATCCAGCACCCAGTCCCGCATGGCCCACCAAACCTCGGTCACCCGGTTAGCGAATCTCGTATTCTGCCGCGCCTTCTCTCCGCCCTTAAACGCGACTATCCTGGTGTTGCCAAGCCCGACCTCTCGCAGGCGGTCAGTGACCCCGCCGCCGAGGCCCGTGTCATCCACCACCACCACATCGACCTTATTGTCATCGCAGTATCTGCCAATC